CCAGCCTGCGGCAACCATTGCGTCGCGAAGGCTCAGGGCAATAGCGCGTGGCACGATGGCCGCTGCTGCGGTTCCGATCCACTGCGTTACCTTGGAGTTGTAGTCATTGACTCGGTCGTTGACCTGCTTCTGATAGTTGGGGTTTGGTACGGCATTCGTTGGCGCGTCGAGGAACAGCGGGATGTCCGATGTGTCGAGCAGATTGGGGTAGGAGCTAGATGGGGTCTTGTACTCCGCCGTAAGTACGGTGCCGTTGGCGAGGACTGCGGTTACTTTGTAGGTGCGGGAATACGCGCCGCCACGCACCCATACAGCTAGTGCGTTGCTGGTTGAGTCCAGCGGATTGGCCACGCTCATGGAGCTTCGCATACTGTTTCCCGCCAGCAGCACGAAGCGACCGACGTTTGCCAGTGCGCTGATGCCGCCGTTGAGCATGGTGTTGATGTTTCCGTTAGCCCCGAATACTACCGGAACAAAGCGGCTGGTCGTGCGGTTAAAGCACAGCACACCATCTGGCAGGAAGCCACTGCTGAACATTTGCTGCGTTCGGTAAATCAAGTCGAAGTCTTGCCCTTCCGACTGGAATTGGAAGACCTTGTGCGCAGCGGTGTCGGCCACCGCCCCAACTAGGAACTGCGGGCTATACTCACGCACACGCACTTCAGCGAGCATTTCGGAGCCGTGGCGACGAGCAAGGCCGCGCACCGGATCGCTAATCATGTTGACTTGCTCTTGGTGTTGGCCGGGGCGGCGATCCTGCGGAACCTGCTGTGAGACTCCGCCAATCACGTTTTGATAACTGTCATCTACTCGTGCCATGTGTTCTCCTATCGGGGCAGTGGTAAGCGTCGGGACATGCTACCACGGATCGGGATCAGACGCCCGAGGGTGCTGTGTCGCTCGATAAGATTGGTGCGCATGTTGCGGATGTGTTCGGCGTTCATGTTGGCGTACGCCTCCTGATACTCGGCCACGAGCTGGCCGTACTTGGTACGGTCTGCGTCGTACGCGGCCATGAACTTCAGTTGTGTGGCGACGTTGACCACGATCTGCGCGGTCGGCGGCAGGTCTTCAAACTCTACTGCGCGCACCAAGATGCACTCAACGTATGGCCGGGCGATCTTGTACGTGGAATTGGCCGGGTCATACAGGCGGCGACCACGTTGAATGTAATGCTGATCCCGGCACACCGGCGTGCAGCGGATGGAATCGGCTGGTGTAAAAATGTGGCTGTCTTCGTCCACGGTAAGTTTGATAAGCTCGGTGTTGAACCACCACTGCTTCGATTGCTCGCGCAGGTTGATCTGACGGAATGCCCGGCGTGCGGCAGCGATCAGTACGTGTTCATCATCCAGCTCATTCACGGACAGCTCACCCAGTGTGGACAGGCAGTCATTGACTACGTCCAGTTCGGTTAGAAACATGGGTTCTCCTTAACGCGAAAAAGCCCCACTACCAAGAGGCAGCGGGGCGAGGGTATTACGGCAGCAGGATGACGCCCGAGTATTCGTGGCGGTCGGTGCGAACGCCGTACGATTGGAAGGAGTCAGCGTAGTGGTGCTTCGACACTTGGTCGTAGAACACTTCCGACTTCAGCGGCGACAGCTCACCGGCCAGCAGGGATTCTGCCGAGAACGCGCAGGCAACGACTTTCGAGAAGTCGCCGTCGTAGGCGTTACCGTTACCGGCGTTCGACAGCAGAGAGCCAGTGATGACCTTGCCGCCAACGAAGTTGTTGCTGTTGATGACCGGCACACCGAAGGCTTTCAGCACCATCGTGTTGTCGATCTTCGTACCAGCCGCCGTGACGTACATGGTATTAATCAGTTGCTCGGCTTGCAGCAACGTGTAATACTCGCGGACGCCCAGTGCCAGCATGACGCCGTCAGCGCGTGGGTCAACGTCCTTCAGCTCCATTTCGGTGAACAGCTTGGCGATGATCGCGTACAGAGCAGCCGGGTCGGTCACTGCACCAGCCGAGGCCAGCGTGACTTGCGAGCCACCGAAGTGGCCAGCCGGGGCAACGCCGCCGTTGGCGTAGGCCGACGTGGTGGACAGGCCAGCCTTCACCGCTTGGGTGAAGAAGGCTTGATCCTTCAGCTTGGCCAGTTTCTTGCCTTGCTCTTCGGCCACCTTGGCGCGGGCGTCAAACGAGGTGCGCCACACGTCGATCATGGTGAAGGTTGCACGGGCGTTCAGCACCGTGTCAACGGTCAGCTTCAGCTTGCCGAACTGGTTCTTCGTGCCGTCCGGGGTCACGCCCGGTTCCAGCTTGCCTACGGTGGATTCACCGATGGCGTTGGTGGTGATGGTGTCCGTACCCGACATCGGGGTGACGGGGATGAAGCCTTCCAGAGCCGACTTGCGCTCGATGGTGCCTTTGACCATGCCCGTGAATTCTTCAACGATCAGGTTGTCAGCGGTTTGGCCTACGCCGACGTTCGGCGTTTGTACTGTGAATCGGTCTAACGACATGGGTAATTCCTTTCAATTAGCCGACAACGCGGCGTTGGGACAATGCTTTGTATTCCGGCGAGGACTGCACACCACGAGCGCCGTATTGGCGTGTGAGTTTGGTCAGCTCTGCTTGGAACTCTGCTGGCGAGATAGCGCCGCCATTGCTGGCCGGTGCTGCTGCTTGCGCTGGGGATACTGCGGATTTTGGTTCGACTACTGCGCCGGTCGATTCGGAGTAGCGGTTACGCAGGAACTCTGCGGCCATCTTGGCTTGCAGGCCACCGGCTTTGAACATGCCATTGATTGCTTCCTGCTCTGCTGGATCGGCGTTGGCGTCAGCCCACGTCTTGATGGCAGTCCACTGCTCTTCTCCGCCGACCACCGAGAACACAGCTTCGCGGGTTGCCTCGCGTGCCGAAGTCTCGCTGGCAACGTGGCGTTCCCACGATTGCTTGGCCAGATTCAGGATGGCCTCGTGGCCGGTGGCTTTCGGGCCGAGTGCGGCCAAGTGCGCCGACAGCAAACCAAAGTCGCCTTGCAGCGCTGCGGCCATTGCCGGGTGGTCAGGCGTGATGCCCAAGTTACCTACAAACTTCAGGGCCATCGTCAGGCCGGGATCGTCTTCGACTTCCGCGTATTCAAACGGGGCATCGGCAACGTCACCGGCTTTGACTTCAGGAGCTGGGGCAGGCGCTGGGGCGGGTGCAGCAGCCGCTGGTTGCGGTGCTGGCTGTGCCGCTGCTGCGGCGTCTACGATAACTTCATCGGTCATTGTGGTGGAACTCCTTGTGCTTGTTGTTGGGCAGCGGCATCAACGCCAGCCGAGAGGGCTTGGTTCTGAAGTGCTGATTCTTGTGCGGCTTGCTGCTCTTGTGCCAACTCTTCGTCGGACTTGAGGAACTGCGAGGACTTGACGCCACGGGCTGCTGCGAACATTTGTGCCAGCTCGCGCATCTTCAGCAACTGTTGGAGCTGGGGCGGCAACGAGGCCACACCAGCTAAGTCCTGAAGGAAGAGCGCCATGTTCTCAAGGTCTCCGCTACGGGACAGCGCATCCAAGCCGGTGATAACCACCGGAATAAATTGCTTACCGTTCAGCGCGATCTTGAGCCGGGCGATCAGCCACAACGCGATTGGCTTCTGCATGTCGGCGGCGAGGCGTGAGTACGCACCGCCTAGGGACGTTTCCAGTTCCTGCGCAGTCAGCCGCATTTCCACGGCGGTGACGCGTTCAGCGTTGCGGGTAACAGCGCTGCCCATGAGGAAGCCACGACCAATGATCTGGACGTACTTCTCCGCGACCACGCCAATTGTTTGGAGGTCTTGGGCCTTGCCGGATTGAACCAGCTCGATGTCTCCCTTGTTGCCGGGCAGTGCGCTACCGTTAGCAGACTCTGTGAAGTCCTCGGCCTTGGTCTGACCACTGGGGTTGACCAGCCATCGGAACTCACTTGCCAACACGGCTGCGGTTACTTCAGCTTCAGACAGGGTTGACAGCGCATGGAACGAGCCGTTGTAGTCCTCGACCAAGCCGGTGCCATAGTCGGAGTTATCCGCTAAGTCCCACGTCAGGACGCGGTACGGCATCTTCTCTTCCGGCCATGTGCCACTGAAGGCGTTGGACAGCGGGATGTCGTCCACCCACGAGGTCAGCCGGTAGTTGCCATTGGCTGCGCGGCGAATCCACTTGTAGAAGCAAACCTTGCGGTCGGGATCGTACAGGTGGCCAGCCGCACGAAGCTCCTGCTGTGCAGCCGGGTCGAGTTCATCGAACAAGACCTCTTCGCGGATCAACAGTTCCAGCAATTCGCCGGAAACGCTGCGCTTGACGCAGTAGGTTTTAATGCCCATGACACGCATACCCTCTTTGGCGAGGATCATCAGTGTGTTGCCAGTAACAATCAGGTGTTTCAGGAGTTCGTAGAGCTTGGGTCGGGAAGAACTCTGGTCGAGTTCCTTGACCGCATCTGACTCGCCCGAGGATAGAACCTCGGCAAGCTCTGCCATGTTGACGCCGGAATCTTGCAGCTCCTGTCGGAACGCACGAGTCGGGTCTAGGCGGAAGAATGGTCGTGATGGTGCGAACAAAGCAAGCATCAGCTTGTTTGCTAAGTGGTTGACGGCCTGCGCACCGACTGATTGCCAGTCGTGTTGAAGGTCATCGTTGTTCTGGTCGTAGCCTTCAGGAAGGCACAACTTGCGGAGCGTGAACGCGGCGTAACCTTCACACCGCCGAATGAACCCCTGTCGGAGTCCATTCAACTCGCTCCACCGCTTTGAGGCAATGGAGGTGCGCGGCATGATCGTCCTTAAATGTTGATGCCACCGCCGCCGCCAGTACCACCAGTGCTACGGTAGGCATCGCGGGGCTTGACGC